CTGCGTTACTAAAATCTTCTGAGTAGTAACATAGATTCGTCCTCTGCTCCTCGACCAACAGCCCACGAGAAATCCAGCTAGTGCCGTTGTATGTGTGGTCGAAGCGGGGAGCGTTGATCGCTGCTGAAGTGAGAACGCCGGATGAGTTGAAGTAGGTGCCGGTGCTGGCCCGTGAGTATGATGGCGTGATCCCTGACGAGGAGGTTAGGGAGAGGCTGGAAGCGAATTTAAGATCAAGGGCAGCGGAGATGCCGGGAGCGGATAGGCCAGCGTGGGTAAGGGGTAGGGACATTTACGGCATCCTCAAATGCTGCGTGACGATGGAAAGCTTTTCGACCACTTCTTCCATCCTGTCAATCTTCTCATTCATCTTGTTAAGGCCAGTCTGCATCCCCTCAAGTATTTCAGCCTGCTTTTCCACCGTCTTAGCCAGTGACTTGTTTGTCTCTTCCGTTGTGTCAAGGAACTTAACATGACGGTCTTTCAATGGCAGAATCACATACCAGAAGACCAAGGCTAATCCAGCCGAAGCAAGTCCATACTGTTCAGCGAATTTAAGCCAATCCATGCCATAACTTCCCCGAAATAGCCTATGGTGGTTTGACTCAATATAATATATCAATATATCATTGACAATAGGTCTGCTAGTCTAAATTTTAATTATTAGAATAATCTTCACAAGTAACGCATTGGCGGGACTCTCCAGTAGGATCGACCCTACGGCATTCCCCGTGAATTGAGCATTTATACTTGTAACAAGAACCGCATCCGCCCCTATTGGAGCCTTGAATTAACTCTCCAAGGTGGACGCAGGGCAATTTAATCCGATTTAGGAACTTGACCTGAGATTGATCCAGAACGGGTTCTTCTGCCACTGGGGCGTTATTTTCAGCTTCTACCGGGACAAATCCTTCGGCTGGAGGCGTGTAGCACTCTACTGGGAGAAGCTCAGAATTAGGGAAATTAAGGGCATACAGATAGACCACGAATGTTGCCCGTGTCGCCGTTAGAATGTGCGGACTATTAGCTTGAGCTAATACGGCAGTAGAGCAAATCCATCCAGCCCCATTGTCGTTTGTGCAGATATAGATTGTTCCGCCGATCATCTTGGCTACAACTTGAATTCCAGCTGCTGTACCCTTGGCGACCTGAATTTCTTGGACCACTCCAACCGCTTCCACACCGCCAGCAATTCCAAGGACTCCATAGGAAGTCACAAATGCTGGATCAGTGTTATATGTCGTTGTTCCGGCTGGAGGGGCCAATGTGGTAAGCGTTATATTGTCACAATCGCATTGAGGGCCACCCATGGCTCCGCAACCAGATGAATTGAACCCAAGCTGAGTGAATTCTCTGATTGCCGTATTTCCGGTCGATTTGATGAACCCACGAAGGCAACTAAGCCATTGCGATCCATCCCAGAACCCGCACACATTGGGGACCGCATTAGATGTTGCGGACGGATCGGCGCAACCAACTCTCATACTTTCCATGCCGACAGTCATCTTGTAGTAACTTACAGGGTCACCTTTACCGCCAATCTGATTGACCGATATGGGCATAAAATTGGGTGATGCAAACGCTCTGCTTCGGTATGGAGTAGTGTCTACGCTTGGGATTTCCGTCAGAGTCTCACTGAACGAGACATAGCTGGACCAAGTTGTCCCGCCAGCAGTTGGGACTAGGACATAGACTGTAACAGAAACGGATATCTGTGTCGTATTTAAGGCATCAAGCTGCGCCTCAAATTTGTATTGGTGAGCGCAACTGCCACCAGATACACCATTAAAGTAGCCAGTGGCGACCCATCTATTGGGATTTGGCTCTGAACCCATGCCCGGATTTGGGCACTTCCATTGAGCCATTTTCATGGCTGATCCTAGCCAGTAGCTTGGACTAGGGTTTGTGGCCGGTGGGCAAATTGGTCCGTAAAAGTTTAATCCTATTTGGCCACCATATTGCGGAAATCCAATATTGCACAATGAGCAGTCAATATTGACTGGAATCTTAGGTGGGATCGTCCCACAGACATTCGACGCTACTGTGATATTTGTTGGCATGGCTACGGAGTCACATAGACCTGAAGATTAGATATGCCAAACTTGATGACTTCGCTACCGCCACCAAGATGATTAAATGTCACATCGAATTTCCAGTTATCGACACCGCCATTTATCAAGTAAATGTATGGCTGGCAGATGTTGTATGTCGAAGTCGGCTTATTGTAGAACCAGTACCGTGTCGAATTGAGTCTTGGCGACCTGATCTCTGATCCGGCATAAGCTGGTGCGCCTACGAGGAATAGATGACAGTCCAGAGAGATGAACTGGTTCTCAGTTGTCACTCTGATTGGAGGGGATGGCTGGGGATTGACATAGTAGTCCTCTGGCCTGTTATCGCCAAATGGCTGGCGTACATAAGCGAATCCGAAATAATAAATCATCGTGTAACCGATGAACTGGCCGATTAGAGTTCCAGAACTGTTGTAGACATTGAGAGGATTGCAAAATGGAATCAAGTATTGATTGTAATTATCAACAACTACAGGATTTGATCCTGACTGCTCGTAGTTATTTACCGCCAAGAATGGCTCTGCGACATTCTTATTAGTCCAAAAGAATCCAGCTGGGTGCATGAATCTCAGCCAATCATTCTCGCCATTTATCGTCGTTGTCGAATCGGTGAAATAATAGGAGTACCGTCCAGAGTACAGAGCGTTGTTAGGGGCAGCACCACGAAGTCTTCTTCTGACTTCGGTAACCATATGTCCTTGCTGAACAGCTGGCCCAGAAGTGTATTTGTTATATGGATCAGATGGGCCAAATATCTTCCTTGACCTCCAAGGAGCAAGATTGGCCGGATTGTAGTAGTAATCCAAGACACGATTACTGTTTGTTCTTCCGTATATTGGGGCATAATTGATATTGTTTGGAACTTTCGGTTCTGGAAGATATTGAGTACCAAGATTGGCTACTGTTGCCATACATCCAAATGTTCCGGCCTCTGGATTTGTTGGTTGCCCTACTGCTGGAGAGTGCATCAGGGTATGGATGCAGAACTCCTTGAATGGCATACAAATCCTCGTTGGGACTGTCACGCAGTCTCCAGCAAGCTGATTTGCTGCACCATGAATTGCCATTGAATCAACCGTTAAAAGTTATGGTTACAGGGCACTCGCAAAATCCATCGCTGATTACAGCTGTAAATGTCATCGTGACAATTCCAGTTGATGGGTCTTGTGAACATGACCCAGTTGGAGTTCCAACCACATTGCCAACTGACCAATCTGGGAACATTTCAACTTGATTTATCGTGCAGCTTAATGGAGGTCCGGCATTAGTCCAAGCGAATAGGATTCCAAACGATCCAGTGGAATAGCCCCAAGTGAAATCGCATGGCCCCGTTCTGGTTAGCGTCCCAGTAATTACCGTTGTTGGCCATCCAGTATTGCAGCTTGTATTTGGCGGTATTGGAGTAGACGGTCCAGCGGAGAAAGACATCGTTGCCGGTAAAGCCCTAAGCCCCCAGCATGGATGATAGGTGGGACTATAAGTTAATCCCGGCGCAAGAGTTTTGCAGTCGATTGATGGCATTATCCGTAAGTTACGATTAAGTAACCACCAGTACATTGGACTGAAGTGACATATCCTGTACCACCACCGGGAAGAGCAACCCAAGAACCATCCTGTTTTATATATGTGGCTCCACTAACAGTATCTTGATAAAAATCACCATTATTTCCAATGGTATCGCTTGGTGGACCACCGCCTAGCGTCGAAGAAGAGAACCACTGGGCACTTCTTGGAATGAATTCATATATCGTATCTCCGGCCGTATCTACTCCACGAACACGCATCAATACAATATCATCTTCTACTGCATTCACACCATTCACTGGATAGGCTGGAGCCAAGAATCCATCACTATTCTCAGCTGATGCCTCATCTGCATCTTGGTAATTTATTCCATTGGCACAGACACGCTGCTCTATCCAGCTATGCTTGTATCCAATACATGATCCCGTGCCACTCTCCGTAGTGTCTACGGCAGTAATTCGTGCGACAAACCACTCCGATTGAACGAAGTTGGCATTGCCTATCGTATTGACATTCATCAATGCCATGATCGTTAATCCAGTTTGAACAAGCGTTCCATCGGATACGATTCGTATACGGGCCTTCCATCTAAAGCCGGATTGCTAGGATTCTTCGTCTGGACATAATAATATTTCAATTCTCCAGCCCTTGGAAGAAGATTGTGCCCGTAGGTGATCTTGAATCCCGTGCTTGCTGGAATGTCAGCTGACAAGTCACGATAAGGCTGCATGAAGCAAATAAATACGAATGTCACATCACAGAGCTTTTGGGCGACAGACGATCCAGAAGCGGGATCGACTTTGAACAGAACTTCTGGGGGCGGATATCGCTTTGATTCGATTCCTTCAAACAAGAGCGATCCCTTTGGATAACCAAAGAAATCGTACTGATTGACCTTGCCGAATCCAGAGACAACATTCTCAGCGAACACGATCTCGTAAGGAACGAAGTACCAAGTGAATTTGACCTTCTGCTTTACTATTCTCAGGACGATACCGCCACCATTCTGATTGGTCGCTGGAAGGTCATTAGGCACTGCGCCACTCTGCGTCTTGAATGTGAATTGGCCTTGAGGGCTTGTCAGGAACTCAGTATTTGGCTCAGATTCAATATCGACGAATCTCAAGTATTCTCTTGGATCGGTGAAATTGACGAAGTTGTCATTTATGTCGTAGTACCATTTAAGCTGCTGCTGCTTACCCTTCAAATCCGTGTCATTCATCAGCAGATAAGGACGAGGCTCGAATTGGACCGTTACTTTGTATTTCTGATAAAAGACAAAATCGTAGATGTAATTAACTGATTTGTCACGCTGGTAAGTCTCGCCAAGACTTCTGCCAGCTGGCTGGATTCCTTCGATATTGGTAATCTTGGAAGCGAATAGCCAGTCGTAGTATGGATGCGCTGCCGGAAGTCTTCTTACCAGTCTTCCAGTACCATCTCCAGCCTTATAGACGCTACCAAGGATATCGCTTACCAACGCTCCAAGATTGGCACGATCAATGATGAAATCCATCGTCGCAGCACCGCCATCGGTCTGAAACGATGCGTTTGACGGGCTAGTCCTGTCGATTAGCTCATAGAGATTTCTTGATGAAGGTTCAATTGCCATTATCGAACCCCTTGCTGAGGAGCATTTTGTTTGCCTTGTCCAAGTGCCCAGCCAACTAGCTGCTTCATTCCTTCAGCCATCATCTTTGTATTATCGGCAGTTTGTAGAGCAGCATTTTGCTGAGACTGCCCAAATGCAGCTTGCATCATGTTCTTTCCAAGATCGGCTATGCCTGAGTAAGATGCCTGCTTTGCTGCTGCGCCAACTGATGCGCCTTGAGTATATTCCGGCATACCTCTTGATGGCCCAAAAGCTCTACTAAATGAATCTGCCTGCGCCTCCATGCTTCTGTCCATGCTTTCTTGGACAGATTTGGACATATCTTTTAGCTCTTGCTCGCCAGAAGAGCTAAACCAGCTTGTAACCCAAGCTGCTGCATCCAATAAAGCAACCGTTATCGCTTTAATTCCAACCATGAAAGTATGGACAACGCCAATTGCAAGATTCAATCCTCTGGCAATACTATCGAATGAGATTAACAATACTGGAGTCAAAACTGACAATATTTCAGCAATATCATAAAACAATGGAATTATGCTTTCCAAGACGGGGATCAGCATATTTATTACATTTGCCCACAAAGCTATTATTGGAGCAGCTACTTTAATTAGAGCATTTCCAAATTGCTGCATTACTGGAGCAAGCATATTTGCCAACGGCATCAAAGTGTCTGCAAATGCTCTAATTATTGGAACTATGGCCTGAATTATTGGTCTTAACCCAACTCCAATTGTTGCCATTAAGTCACTGATGGCTAATTGAAGTTGAGCCATTAACGCCGGGTCTAAGGCTTTTACAAAGCCGGAAATTAGATTTATCAATTCAAATAAATAACCGGGTGCGTTTGCAACTGCCTGTGTTACAAGCATTAGCCCCTTAGCTGCTGCCATTGCTGCTGCCGTTATTCCCTCAACTGCTTTTGAAAACATATTTGGCAGTGCCATACTCAATGCAGAGAGTATGGAGTCATCCATTTCACCTTCGCCACCAACACCTCTTCCGCCACCAATCAAGCCACCGCCACCCCCTCCACCTATTGCTGCTGTTTCAAAAGATGAGCCAAGATCATCCATCTTGTTTGCAAGAAGTTCAACCCCATCCAGAAATTGAGCATCTTCCCATTGACTGTAAAGCCTTCCGTACTCGTCTACACTTCTCCCAGAATATTCAACTATTTTTCCAAATCTCTGAATCTGTCTTCCTTCGCCACTAAGATCTGGAAGAGAATCCATTATCTCTATAGGTATTTCTCTGAAATCGTCTTCCCATTGAGAGAACATACTTCCAAATTCAATAATTGATGATGTGGTTCTTTGGATCGAGCCACCCATTTCATCAATTCTTTGAGATACACTTACTATTGCCGTGCTTACAGGATCAGCAGATTTTGCTACATCCTTAAATGAACTTTGGATATTTTCTGATGGCGTTTTTTCTTTTGCAGCCGGTGTAGCCTTCGCCTTCTCCTCTTTAGGCTGGACAACCTTTATGTTTTTTATTGCCGAAATTATTCCATGTATTCCTGTAAGTATTTTGGATAAATTCCTATTAGCCTCCTCAAGTAAGGACACTGCGCCTTCAAGATTTTCCGCTGGAGTCGCCATGCCTATTCTCCCATGCAGCCTCTAGCTCTTGAATCGACTTTCCAAAGGCGAGGCCCATCTCGAAGAACTGCTGCCTTGCAAGCGATTCGTTCTCTCCAAAATGCGGATCAATCCTCAATGGTACGCCAGTCTTCTTATTCCTTGGCCTGTAATATATAAGCGACACTTGCCTCATCGTCAGCTTGGCCACTTGATCCATCGACAAGCAGTATGGCTCATCAACTAATCCAGCTACAAGCTGTGGCCAATTCGGCGTTATGTCTTCGCCTCCTGCCCCTTGGCCTTTCCCACCGCAACAGGGAAAGAACGCTCAACTATCATCTCAATAAGTGATGAAATTTCAGAGTTTTCATTTATAAGTGTGTTTGCATCATTTGGTGAAATACCGGCCAATATTGAAAGTAGGGTTGATATGCCCCAAAGCGTCCTTAGATTCTCGCTTGTTTTTTTACCACCAAAAACAAAGTCGCCATTTTTTATTGATTCAATAACCTGTGCGATCTGCTTGTCATATTCCTCTTTGTCGAGGAATTCTTTGTACTCACGAATCTTCTCAAGCGATTTCCGCTCAAATGCCCTTTCAAGCTCAGATTGCTTTTCAAGAGTAAGGAGTGAGATTTTGTACTTATTGCCTTTGGAGCATACCCATTCGATAGCTCCTCCAGACTGTCCAATGGAGTCGGAGAGGGTGTGGAGTCCCATTTCAATCATCCTTTCGGGTGTGGTGCGTAATCAACTTCCGTAGACAAGCAGGCAAACTCTATATCATACTCTAGCAAATTTCTGACAGAGTTGTCATAGCTAGTGCTAACAACTACTGAATTTGTTACTTGGAATAAAGTTCGTTTCTGGCCAGCCTGATTGGTGTATTTGATTTCCAGCTTGCCTTTTTCGTTGATGATCGGCACTCTTGGACCGTCATTGATGCTTATGGAATTATCTAGGAATAGATAACCGTGAATCGTGATTTTGGTTTCACGCATACCGCCATTAAGCATCTGCATTGGGATGCCATAATTCTTCCACGCTGGAACGGCAGACAAATCGCCATTGACGATATCGCCTTCAATATTCGCATCACGGAGTGACTTGATATTGGAGATATGAATAGACTCGTCCTCAATCTCAATGCCCCATTCGTCGGCAAAGAGAGTGAGGACGGTCCCCGGACGAGTCTCGGAAGTGAAGACAACGCCAGAACCCTTACCTGAATAGAAGGGCATGGCTTATCCTCGTTATCCTTGAGCGATAGTCTGGTTCTGAGCAGCTTGGATAACGCCAGTGTTATCCATGTTTGTCAGGGTTCCAGTAAACTCAAATGTTGGCTTTTCACGCACATTATTTCCTACTGTAACACCAGTCAGGATCACATTGAGTGAAAATCCAATAGTTCCAGTCTGCAATAGGCCAAGCTCAACAGGAACAACCGTTCCCGCTTGGAAAGTGGTCAGGACTCCAGCGTCAGCAATACTCTCATACGGGCCAGAAGCAGAGATAGTGCCACCCCTAATACCAGACATAATCGAGTTCATGCCATAGGATTCAAAGTTGGTAGCATCCACCTCTTCGACTTCAAGCTCCATGCTCCACTCTTCGAGGGGAATGCGAACTGCTGGCGATCCAACAGTAACGAATCCAGTCTTACCAGCGTAATAAGCCATGATTACTGACCTCCCAAGAAGGCGATTTTATAAGTAGCACCAGCGGAACTAGAAAGAGTAAGCGTCTTGTCAGTTCCACTGACCGTCTGATGGGTAGGAGTCGTGAAAAGGAATCCCGCTCCAGCCGGAATCGAAATTGTCGGGCTTGTGCCACCAAGGAACCATTCAAGACCATTCGTTGCGCCGGGAGCGAATACAACCGTTCCAGTGGAGGAAGTGACGATGACCGCAAAAATCCTAGTCAGATTAATTGCGGTTCCCAAGAAGTCTGTCAGGCCAGTAGTCAGATCGTAGGTGTATGATCCACCAGCAGAAAGAGTCCTCTGCTCTGCGAATACGATATTGGCTGGGGTTGCACCAGTAAGCGCAGGGGATACTGAGAGCGATACAGCATCAGCACCTTGGGCGACAGGATTGAATCCGGTCAGCGTCTTCTGCTGATCCCAAGCGACATTCATCAATGTCGATGCTGAGTTGAGTGCCATTAGCTCACTCTCTCCTCAATGCTTTTATATCTGATAATCATTCCAGATATATCATAATTATTCGCATCACCAGATACAATATCAAAAGCTGGCGTTAATTCAATATTTGCATCAATAAATTCAGTTCCCGGCAGATTTGGCTGGAATAGCGCATTCCTAATGTCTTCACGGAGAGCTAGGAACGATTCGACATCTGCCTCGTAAATCCTATTCCCCGGCCTAATCAGCGTCACATGAATGTCATAGGTGTATTCGGCTACTTTGTCGAAAGCCTCCATAGTCACCTTCTCCTTGCCGGGACTAAGGAAGATGACTGGAACAGGGTCTTCTTGGAGCAATACTGGCTTTTTCCTGATCTTTACTGGCGGAATCAGGGGAATGGCTTCAATGCGCTGCTTGGTATAAACAAGACCATTCCAGAAGTAGGAACTAGGCATTAGTTTACCCCTTCCCCAGCTTGAGAAGTGGCCTTGACGCTCCAGCGAGTGCGGAGAACTCCGTCATCAATCAAGTCCACATTATATTTCTTGCCGTTTTTATCGGTAATTATCGCATTGATTCTGGGAATGAAGGATACCGCTCCACCGACATCAATATTGGTTTCATCGTCATCAGCGACAATATCGTTGTCCAATCCATCCTGAAGATAAGCGGATTGGATCGAATTCTTCCAGATAAGGAACTCAATCGCTGCTGCGTAATATGTCGATCCAGAAGCGGAATCTGTGGCCAATACCGCTGGCCTTCTGGTCACATCCGCAATGGTTAGTGCCGATTCACCTTGGTTCTGGAAGGTGATCGTTTCCTTATTATCGAAGATTACATAATCGTCAGCTATGTTTAGCATTACACATAGCCCTCGGTGTCATAGCTCCATTGAAGCAGATATCCACTCTGCGTCTTGATTGGACTCAATGCCATTGCCGTGTCAGGAATACTCTTCCTTCCCTTATCAGCAAGATACTGGGAATAATCTGCCGGATTTCCGGTAGGACCATTGATGTCCTTGTAGCCAACTTTGGCTTTAACTCCAGATGAATCAATTTTATATTTAATGCTCTTAGCCAGACTTGTTGTTCTGTATCTGGGATATTGTCCCGGCCTTGATCCCGGTGGACCTTTCAGCCTTAACAATTCTTGCTGGTGCGAAGATACAAAATACTTAACAGTCTGCTTCAGTTCTTTTTCTAATGTAGCACTATCCACTGGAGAAGTCTGTACAACCTGCTGAGACGATGTGGTTGTTGTCACATCTTCTGGAATGTCAGCTGGATTGTATGGTCTTCCACTAAGGAAGTTGACTACGGCGTTAAAATATCTAACCGCTGACCAGACTATTTCTCTGGCCAGATCGGTTATTTTTGTTCTGTTAGTGTTGGTTACATTCTGCGTGACAACAGTATCAACCGTTGGCGTACCATCGTACTCTATTACCAGTACAGAGTGGAATGCCATGCTTCATCAGTCCGTCACGATATAGGCGAGGTGACCACCCACTGCGATTGCAGCGGAAAGATTCATGTTGAGTGCTTCACCCTGCTCAGTTTGGAATTGGCCGATAAGCCCAGCAGGAGTAGCCTGTCCAGCAGCAGGAGCAGCACCGCCATTCGTAGCCAGTGCCATAGGACCGCTAATAGCGTTGGCAGCCGATCTCCAAGTAACGGTCACATCACCAGCAGCAATCATCACATAGGACAGGACTCTGATTCGTTTGCCGGTTACGGCAGCAACGATGGTATTTGAGCCGGATGCCGAAGCATTGATTACTGCGTATTTCATCTTGATTTAACCCTCGTCATCCTCTGGAACGGTCCACCAAGGAGCTGCTGGGTCTTTAGCAGAGATTGCAACTTAGTGGTCAGCGTATCGAGATAATCGGCCCAATTTACCGTCTGGCCATCCACCGTATAGTTCGGTTTTGGATTGGCCGTAATCTCCTTGATCGTCTGCGAGATGTTAGCGATTGCCTGAGCAATATCAGTTTCCGCTGACATCTTTGAACTCCACAGCTACCGGCTGGCGAGATTCATGCAATTGGTAGCGAAGTCGATACTCGTTCTTCGCCTGCTCTTTGCCATAAGCCTTGATGAAGGCTCTGGGAAGCTCCCCGAAGGAAACCTCCCAGACCTTCATTGTTGGCATTACAGTCTTCTCAGATGTGGTGGGTTTCATCTGCCTCAGACCTTATTAGGCGTTGTTGTTCTTGACGCTGTGCCAAGGACTCCAGACGCTGGGGATACCACGCTCGTTGGCGAAGTAGGTTGCAACGATGCCCCTGTCGAGCATCTCGTACTGGTTAGGGCTGGCCTGAGTGACGGTCAGCGGGTAGTTCTGCATATAGCGGAACGACTTGCCAGCTTCCATCATGAACCACAGACCATCAGTGTTGGTCTGATTCAGGTTCAGACCATCCGCTGCCAAGCAACGCTGCTCGATCAACGGGCTGGACAGAACTTGGAACTGTCCAGAGTAGGGGTTGCCGGGAGTACTGCTAACATTCAGGACATCAGCGTTGGCCTGAGTCGAACCGGGAGTGGTGCGACGATCAGTGCTGCTTGCACCCAGAATCAGGTTAGCGGTAGCCAACTTCGCCGGGTTCACCAGAATGGTGTTGGGCGAAATCAAGAGACGCTTGCCGGTATGGGGGTCTTCCATACGGGAGAAGAGCAGCATGGTTGACTGGATTGAGGTCCAGTCGATCAGCTGGTTGGTGTGGGCGTTGAGGTAACCCAAGGTCCGGCTCGTCACATAGGTGTTGTAGCTCGACCCGTTGTACTTGAAGGTGTTGTTCACCCCAAGCAGCGTGTCGATGACTTCCAACTCCTTGCGATAAGCAAGCTCAGTACCAACCGAATTCGCCTGCTGGAGGATTGCTCCGGTCAGGTCGAAGAAGACCGTTTCCTTGAGAACATCAATCGCCAGAGCGTTCTCACGGGTTTCGGGAGTCTCGATCCAACGCTCACCGAACTGAGCCCTTGGATGAGTTTCGCCGGGAGCCCGCTTGCGACCCCGATCACCGATGTTCTGAAGACCGATAACCTTCTGACCGTTCAGCTTGGTAGCTTCGACGGGCATCAGCTTATCAGCGATCAGCGCAGGGTTCTGGAAGGCTTCCAGAATCTTCACTTCCACCAGACCACCAACGATGGCGGTGAAGGTGTTGATGTTCAAGAAAGCGGAAGGATCGAGACCGAAGCCAGTAGCTTCGACCAAGGCCCTCTGCTCGTTGGGGAAACCGCCTTCAACCAGAGATCGGGCAACCGTGTACTGATTCAGACTGCCGGACTCGGGATTGAAAACATTGCGCCAGCTGGGTCCGACGATGGACTCGGCCAGCTCTTGCAGGCTAAACTGCTCAGGACGAACGCTGCGATCCTTCAGGATGCGGTTGCCAGCGAAGTCCCGATTGTCGTTGCCTTCCTTGTCGCACAGACCAAGACCTTGGCGCATCTCGGTCAGGAATCGCCAACGCCCGTTAGTCTCCTTGCTGCGAGACTCGTACAGGCTCCTCAACTTAATCGTGTTCATTGTTCTTATTCTCCCTGTTACTCGTTATTAGACGGAAGTGGTGTTGTTGTAGTCAGCGAAGTTGAAGGGCGACCACCGCCCAATCAAGCGAACACGCACCGAAGTGGTGTTGGAAGCATAACGCTCCACAACATAACCAATCGCTTCGCCAGAATCAGTGGTCTTCACCAGAGTCTGGTTAGCCACATTGCCAGCACCAGCAGCAGCGGTCACCGAAGCGGCGACCAAGTCACCGGGCTCGAAAGTGGCAGCAGCGCAAGTGGCCTCGTAAAGAGCGTCGGGAGCGAAGGTGATAGCCTCGCCATTGAACGCAGGGTAGCCACCGGAAGGATCAGCTGCCAATTTGCCTTGGAGGGCAACGCCAGCGAATACCGCACGGATGGCGGCTTGGTCGGTGTTAACCGTTCCAGTCGCCACATACTGGTCAAAAGGCTTCAGCACCTTGTTGGTCGTATCCCAGAACAACAAGTCGCCAACGCTGATGGCGGTGGAAGCTGCGCTGGGCAGGTCCATCACCGTGTCAGAAGCTGGCTTATAAAGCCGAAAACCACCAAATACCGTTCCCATTGCTCATACCCCTTTCTTTAGTTTTGCAACCAACGGAACAAGGACTCACCTTCAGGAATGCTAGACCCCTTGCTCTCTTGAAGCGGGGCACTCGCTGGTGGGCACTTAGGCTTCGCTGCTGCATAAGAAGCAGCGATCCTCTTGATCTGACGCTCCATAGCAGACTCTCCAAGTGAGGACAAATCCTCAACCAGAGACTCTTCAAACTTAACGCCAGATGCTTCGCAGAGATCACGAATCTTATCCTTGGCCTTGAGATAGGCCAATTCCGCCTTCGGGTCTTTCGACTCCTTAACAGGCTTCATGCGCTCTTTGCCGTCTTCTTCATCGGAATCCATCTCGTCTTCGGATTCCATCTTGTGCTTTGCTCCACACTTCTCGCAGGTGGTCATCTTCTCTTCGTCCATATCCGTTTCATCAGCCTTCTTATAAGGCTCCTTGTCCATTCCCTCTTCGGTATCATCCGAAGAATCCTTCTCGTCCTTCTCTTTAGGCTTATCTTCAATACGGGCCATAGCTTCTTCGGTTTCCTTGACCGCTTCAGTGGCATCCATTTCAATATCTCCTAGTTCTTCTGCAAGGAAATCAATAAGTTCATCGGCCTTCTGGTCATCGGCCAAATCATCTCTGGTGAGAATTTGCATGACCTTGTAATGAAGGTCTTTCTTCATTTTTTCGCTATCATCAACCTTCGGCTCAACTGGCTGATCGTTTTCATCAGCTTCCTTGATGCTCCCGGTCGGCTTATTGGCACTCTGACTCTTACTCTTCACGAAATTCCTCCGTGCTTGAGGAGGTCGTTTTTTGCTCTTTCGATAAACTCCTGAGTACGCTGCTTCTTCTGTTTCTTGCTCTGTTGCCTGTTTCGATTCCGCAAGCGACTGCGTTGTTGCCGGGTCTGCAACCAAATCGACATGGCGTACCTCAGTGATCTTATTCACTTCAAAGATACCACGCTTATCGACAACGCCCTCGCCTTGAGCATTATGAGACATTCCAAAGACATCAGGCATCCGCTCGGCAGCTTCGCAAACCTGCTCTGCGATTGGATGACTCTTCAGGTAGACCAAGTCGCCAAAAAGCCCCTCGCCTTCAACGAAGCGGACATTGACGAACTTTCCAAAGCGGTCGTAGCTGGAACGCTGCTGAGTCGGTCCTTTTTCAGGATGATCGACATTGACCTTGATCCCCTCATACAGGGGAATGGCAGCTTTCAATGCACCAGAAGTGTATCGCCGTCCATTCTGGGAATTGAAACCGATGATCTTAACATTGCGAATAACGCCAGCTTCCCTATCCACCATCAATTGGGTTTTGCCCACTTGCTGTGGCTGGAAAGTGGTGATGCTGAGGTCTTCGGTTAAAATTTCTAGTGTCGGCATGATAGACATCTTGATATCAATATATTTTTCTGTCAAGTGCCAATGTATAAATTTTTCAATTTTTTATACTTTAGCAATAACAGTCTTAGCCCTCTTGATTCTATTGATCCTTTCAGTAGGCGTTTCATTCGCCAATTCGTCGGAATCTAATAACATTCCAGAGGATGGATCGAGTAGGTGATGCCATTGGAGCGGTTCCCCCTTCTTCAACCGGGATTTCGCTATATCCCATCGCCTTACGCCTACCGCCAGAATCTGCCTATCCCTAGATGCGGTAGCAAACCATTCATTGAATACTTGGGCGTTAGGAATAATCCTTCCCTTGAAATCATAGAATTTATTAGAAAATGAGGCTAAAATAGGAGTTAGCCAGCAACGGCAATTGAATGCCGTAGTGCCATCAGCTTCCAGTGGCGGGTTCGGCATCTCATCCATTCCAAGCTGACCATAGCGTGGATTCCTAAAATAGATGTTTCCATTCCGCTCCCGGTGCGCTGGCCTGATCCTCTCATCCAGAATCCCGTGAACTTGAAATCCAACTAGATCACGGGGCAGCGCACCATAATTTTCCAAGCGAACTTGGCCCATCATGGCAGCAGCATTCGTTCTAGTTACTGTGTAGGCGGTGTTCCGCAGCATCCTGAAGTAATTTGCGACCAAGGATGCCCTGATTGCCGGATCACGCTGAATTGCTACTACCTGTGCATACGCTTGAGGGGTCATCCTTGTTTTCTGCATAGCCTTTAATATTCTTGCGGGAATGTTCTGATTCCTTACAATCCTGTCAATAATTTCTTTGGGAATCTGACCGAAGACTTGTCGTGCTATAGACTTGCGTGATTCCTCAATGTCCTTTCCAATGATGGCGTTCCTTAAAATCTTGGTCACATTTCTGGAGTGCTTCTGTAAGAAGAATGGTGCTTTATTCCTTAAGATTTCGTCAATTTCTTTGTAGACAATTGTCAACTGATACTGGATTTTGTCTGGCGTTGAAAGATTATCGGATTTGGACGCATCCCGCATTCGCCTTTCAATGGACGCTCCAACGAGACGAGCTAGCCGAACTGAGTCGTAAATTGACTCAATCTGCTCCACTCCAAGACGGGCAGCTAGGATTTCGTTGAGTCTGTCCATTCCGCTACCCTGACTGGTGGATCGACCTTATCACGGTTCTGATGACTTCTACTTGGATAAGCGAAGTAGCTTTGAAGGATTATCTCAATATTCATCGGGTCTGGCTCAGCTGCCATGATCTGGCAATAATGCCCAAATGTGCAGATGCGTACCAGAAGTCCAGTATTGGCTGATGGAATGATGAATGTAGGGATAAACTTATCGTTTAGACCCCTACTCCTGACCGCTGCAAATAGTTTTTGCGCTGACTTCCTGTAAACAACCGATCCATCCACCGACGAAGGATATTCGTCCAGATTTATGGCTGGCTCCATTACTTTCTTTTTCTCTGAATCAAAATGATTCTTGAAGTGCGCTAATGGCTCCTGTTTTTCCTTACTGTGGAATGTGACGATCTGGGCATTATCGCCATTTGATACTGTGTAAAGCCCTTTGACGCTGCCAGATTGGAGCAGCTTGCATACTAGGGCTGGATCGTTATTGGTAAATGTCCATCCTTCGTCTATTTCAATGAACTGTGAAAGATGGTCATACGCTAAATAATCATTCTCTGTAGCCCTTGGAGCGTTGGCGAACAGCTTGTAGTATCTCTTGTTTTCCTTCTTTGTGTTCTTGTTGATTGTGTCAATGAATATTTGATCTTTGTAGCTTCCGCAGTAGATGTAGCTTCCAGCCCTTAAACGCCACACATCCCCCGGCTTTACCCCAAATAATCCTTCACCGCTCTTAAGTTTATCCCTGCGCTCCTTCTCGGCTTTTTCAGATTCTTCACGCTTCTTATCCTCGTCTTCAAATATTTCGGATGATTCGTTTATTTCGTTTGAATCTGCAAATAGATTGGTTTCATCGGAGAATGTTGAAAGCAGATCATTTAGAATCTTCTCGTCGATCTTCGCCATTGATCCTATGGCATCGTAGGAGGCGAGGATTTTATTACCTTCGGCCTCATTTACATCCAGAATCAGAACGGGAACTTCTGAGTCGCCACACTCAGCTGCCCTCATATGACCGTCCAGAAGGACCAATTGGCCATCCTGTTCACGGCATAACAACGCTCCAGCGAAGCCGATCTCTTGGAGCGTCTTTCGGAGTGCCTTCTTCTGTGGCTCTGGATGGACTCTATGATTCAATGGATTGGCCAGTAACTCGCTGGCTTTTACCCGTCTAAATTCCTTTATCCTATCTTTGAACTGAATCATTAAACTTTCCTTGACCTCTTACCGTCTCTTAATTTTGCACAAGCCCTACACCTTTTCCTTTCAGAACCATTTTTTCTTTTCTCTAGTACCACATTTTTACCTTCAATTTTATGTCCTTTTGTGCAGCAATTGCCTCTCATCGCATTCATATTTTTTGAATGCGATCTCTTAGAATTTTCTGCACGAGTGACAACTTCCATATGCGCTGTGTTTACACATGATCTGTTTCTGCAAGTATGATCTATCGTCATGCCTTCTTCTATTTTTCCAATAATCTCTTCATATGCAAATCTATGAGCCATCAACTGTTTTGTTTTTCTATTTCCAACAGACTCCATTAGTCTTCCATAGCCATAAATACTTATTGGCCCATTCCATATCCAGCAACCCTCGGCAGATGTTGCTGAAACATTATTCCAAAATCTTTTCTTTAAGCATTCAGCCTTTTTAGCCATTGCCTTTTTCCTTTTTGTCAGCTGCTTCCATTTGCCTTAAAACTTTATTAGCCCAAGCTCTACCAGCATCGGAGCCCCATAAGCTCCAAGCGATCCAACCAGCAGAATCCTTGCCCCAACCTTCGCCCTTCTTATCGACTTCGTGACGGGCAAAGTAGCTCACCATCCGCTTAATAGTGGAAGGCGACAGTTCTGCGCCATTCATCAGATCACGGGCACGGGCCACCCCAACCCCAGTACCTCCACGCCCATGCTTCTTCCTCAATTCAAGTCCACGCTTCGCAGCTTTGCGGACAGATTGAGGCGGGGTGAATGTGATATGGGAGTATTTGCCACCCTTCGATTCGGATACGGGCTGAACTTCTGGAACCGCATCCACTTCCGGAGGAGCTTCCGGCTCGGATTGATCGGATGACCTTCCAGTGGAATGAGGAGGCAACTCTTGGGAGCCAGCAAGCGATTCTGGGAAGATGGCGTTGATATCCTCTTCAGCCATCAGCGGGAATGCAGCCTTGGCGATGGAACGGCCAACCTCAACAGGAATCTGTCCTGTAGCCACCCGCATCACGATTCCAACCAGATTCTCGATCTGGAGCCCATTGAGAGCGGAATCGGATACTTGCGCCTCTCCTTCTCCACCAAGCGACTCGCTAGCCATCTTCTCGGCCTGCTGCTCGATATTGCGCTGCTCTGCGTCGAAGTTCAGGCCGATTTCCTGAGTAATGGTCTGGGCCGATTTGATGCCCATACTCATGTAGGTCTGGTTTGATTGCGAATCAGCAATCTTGTCCCGTGCTTCCACCGCTGGAGGAGTCACTAGGACATCAATCACATCCAGAATGTTGATAGGCAGATTGCCCATCTCCGCTGCCGTCCTGATTGCTTCACGGGCAATCCGTGTAAAATGCCTTTTGTAGAATGTTTGCAATCGAACACAGTTGCGGAGGAACGGCGATTCTGCCGTTAATGACGATGCGTAGTTCGCCCCAGCGATATTCGCTGAAGATAGCCATTCGGGGGCGTTATGCCTATTTCCAGCTGAACGGAGTAGACTTTGAAATATCTCTAAGTGATCTTTTGCGCCACTTGCACCCGGAGGAGCGACATAATTCATGCCCTTCGGAATATCCAGAAATGTTCCGGGCTCAATTTTCTGGTAGTCTGTCTGCCGTCCATTGGGAGCAGACGACACAGAATAATCCACCATCTCATCCACAAACGATTCTACTTGTGCAGCAGATGCCGTATCATGCTGGCGAACCGCAGCAATGGCAGACTGTACGGATGCCCCTTCACCAAGGTTTTTCCGCAACTTGGACGCAATGCTGAATGTGTCGAGAGTCTCGTAGCTGAAGTCACTCAAGCCACGCTTAATCGCCTTTGGCACATTGCATTTGACATGGACAATGCGATCAGCATTAACCGTCTCACCCATCGAGGCATCTTTATTGGCTTCATCCTGTTCTTCTCCCTTTGGAGCGTTGTAGTCCACATAGTATGAGCGGATATTGAATACATCATCTGGATCAGTCTCGATTCCGTAGGACCAATGGGAGAAGTCCTCTCCCGGCGGTTGCATGATCTGCTCTGGCTCAATTGTGCGAACCAATAACCGTCCAGAAGGCTGGGGAAATAAGCGGAGGAAGCATTCGCCATCGGTGCGGGAACGCTTGAAGATTTCCTCCTCCATCATCGACCAGTCATTCTCGTTGAGGAAGCGGTCGAGGATATCTTGGCAGCGACGAACTGTTGATTCGTCGATATCTATGGTTCCCTTCGGAGCAATTCTGTAATTGAATCCGCCCCCAATGACATAGCTGCATAGTCCGTTAAGGAGTCCAATTGCATTTGGGTTTGTAGTGGTAACCAGTCGAGCTTGAGCCCTAATGAGGCTAAGCTGTTGTTCTGAGTACCAAAATGGGTAATTGGAACCGTAGCGACGATCATTTGGATTTGTGATAGGGTAAGAAAAAACGCCACCATCACGGAAACGATCCAGAAGATCGACATAGTTGCCCAGCCAGAAATCGTTAGTAAGGACATTTTCACGGATATTCCTCTTGACTACCTTGGGAGCGGATTCCCTTGGTGGAAGGAGAAAGTTGATGATTTTCTGCCAAGTAGTCATGCCGTAATCCGCCTAACTTGGGGATTTCTCTTGCCATTCCAAAGGGAAATCATGGTTCTGAGGGCCATCTCCAATCCATCTGGCCCGTCATCATGCTTCCCTAGTGGGAATTCTCGGAGTTGCGCCACCAGTAGTCTTGTGCCTTCATTACGCTTGAATTTAATCAGCTTATTGGCAAGGTATGGGCCAAGTCTCCTGATACGCACATCCTTTGATATATTATTATAAATTTGCATGATTGGAATAGCATTTCCTTGCTTTTTTGATTCTTCAAGGATTTGCGTAGCCAGTAGGTGCTGGAACTGGTTCGTTTCAATTCCCAGTCCATCAGGATCGAATTGGGCAGCTTCCGCCACAGTTAGTGCCACTAGATTCTCTGAATCCATACGGCGCATGGTTGCGTCACAGTAAAGAGTTCCGTCCTGATCTCTGGCCAGTTTTATGATGGATGTATAGTCGCCATGACGGGCATCTCGTCCCTTGGATGGGTCAACCGCCATCGTCTTGATTTTGATATTGGAATTATGTGGCCACTCGTCGAACCAGATGGACTCTCCAAAGTGAGAATTAGGCCACTCCGCCCCTTCCTGATCGACGAATTCGCCATCTAATTCCTGATTGGCCTGCTTGTCGGAGTATTGCTTGGATACTGCGCTAACGAATTCACGGGCCAAGAAAGGATTCTGGGAAGTCTTGGATCGGAATAGCTCCGTGTTCTCCCTATCGCCTCGACCGAATACTTCGTAAGTCCAATGGATCATTCCTTTGGGAGTGAAGGTGGCAGTTAGCCATCCCGCTCGTCCACCTTCACGGAGGCGACCGATGCAGATGTTGAATACTTCCTCATCCATCACGGATGCTTCGTCTAGCCAGATTCCGCTGATGTTGGGTCCACGCAGCTTGTCCGGGTCTTCACCAGATCGAAAGATGATTTCGCTGCCATTAGCCAAGACGAGGC